GTGGAACTCCCATCAAAAAAAACACCACCCACCTTTTTCTTCGCAAGATCCATCTCTTCGGGCAAGCGATCTTGACGTGAGAAGTTACATCGCTTACAGGCTGCGACTAAGTTATCTGGATCATCTGATCCGCCTCTGGCTACTGGGATTACATGATCGCAAGTGTTGGCTTCCATGCCACACCAAAAGCAGATCCATCCGTCTCTATTAAGTATCCGTAGCCGTAGCTTCTTCCACTGTGTCGAGTTGCTCTTACGCTGTGAGTGTAGAGTCATTAGTAATAGTTCCGTTCTTGATGGAATGCCCAAGCCTTGCAGCTCGTACCGTAACGATTCGTAATGTATTTAAGAGTAGCGTCTATCTGACGATAAGGGTCTAGATCTCTGTAATGCTTAGAGCGCATTTGGCCTAGTCCAAAGTGACTACCGTTCTTCGCTAAGTATGACCATCGAGATTCTTTAGTAATGATTCTGTTAAAGCATTGGAACTCTTTATAATCAAGAATCCTAGAATGTGCGTAGAGCTTTAGATGATCTACAGAATAGTTCTTAGCTGTTGCTTCTGGAATGCTTACTGTTAAGAGCAGTGCCGAAATAGCATAGAGCTTGGCCGATAGCTGTATTCGCCTTAGCGAGCTATCCGCCACAGCGGCTCGCTTTAAGCGATAACAGCGTACCGAAGCTGTCAAGTTTAACAGTGTAATGAGCGTAGCCTTGGGCGTTGCGCACAGCCTGTGTATAACTTCTGTGGATAACTTCATGGCTTACCGCCCCAGCCGTTACCCTTAAACACGATGCCACCAAGCGAGTAAACCCGCTTCATAGGGACAGTGCAGTTTGGACAGTAAGGATCTCTGGCCAATGTGTCCTCGATAGATCGCTGGACTTCTAGCTCTTTACTACACACTTCGCACCTGTATTCATAGGTCGCCATTAGCTTCTCCAATTAGTGCCACTGTCATAGTCGAACAGACACAGCACTGGATCGTCTTTACATGATCTGGAAGATTATCCGTAATTACACGAATAAGCTGCTCTGTCTCCTTCTTACACATTCGGCAGTTATAGCGCAGCTTGTCCATAGTTGCTCCCTTTTAGATTCTCGATCGGCTGTAAGTTCTTCTGGTCTACCCACCAAGTCGGCTGCTTCGAGTTCTTATACTTAGGACGCTTAGCCATGGCTACAGGTATCCAGCCCGCTAGTCTGTAATTCGGAGAAGTACCTACGACAAGAATCGCTACATCTGTCTGGCGATCGCCTTCGCAGATTATGAGCTGACCCGATTCGTAACGTGTCCACTTCACTTCGATAAAGCTTCCGACATCCGCCGTCTTCTTAAACTGAGAAGCCCGGGGATCGAAGCTAGAGTAACCAAGATAGCGAGCCACCAAGATCTCCGCGACTATCGATTCGGCTACTTGGGCGACGTAATCATGGAAGCCGAGCTGTCTGTCGTATCGACTCGAAGCGTCTGGCTGACCGTTAACCTGAGCAATTCGTTCCAGAGCTACAGTGTGAGCTAGAACTTTATCCTCGATCGTCGGCTTTACTTTCATCTACAGTCACCACAGAGCCAGATTAACTTCTCTCGGCCTTGGCCCTTGGTATAGCCGAATTTATCTAACTTCTTTAACTTCTCGCAGCTGTCGCACTGTTCGATCTTATACTCGGCGATAACTTCGCCATTCTGCAGAAGCTTGGCTGTCATTGATTGCGGATAAAGAATCTCCATGTAATCGCTCATCTTTAGACCTGTGGCTTCCACTTGCCATCGCTGGCTAAGACGTACCACAGCGGCGAACACTGTGTCGCCTTTGTCTTCTCGACGCAGAACCATCCGCCCCAAGCTTTACCAGTCTTGGCTTCGCCTGTCTTAAAGATGCGATGGCCATGGCTACACTGTGGAGCTTCTGGGATTAGTTCTCCGCCCAGCTGCTTAGCGATCTCGTCCATCGATGATCCAAGGCTAGGAATGCCGCTCTGTTCGGCTTCTTCTGCCGTCTTATAGCTTGGCACTTCGCCGAACTTCTGTGTCCATGGATCGTAATCGTCGGCCGTTGAGTTCGCTACCTTCGCGCTAATCGTCTCGACCTTCTCCATGTCCTGACGAGTCGGACGCTTATCTGCTCCAAGTAATAATCCGATAGCTCTACCGATTGCGGATGTAACAGTATCCTCGACGAAGAACTTCTTCATGTTGACGTTATAAGTCGCAACGTTACCGAATGCGTAATCTGTGGCCGATGGATAGAGATCCTCGTACTCGCGAAAGATCTGGGCTTGGATAAGGACGTAACCCTTCTCGGCGTTAAAATCCACGATGTTCGTCTGGACTCTAGCTGTAGGGTGTGTTAACCATAGGCGGGCAATTCTGGCCGCCACGTCTTCGTAATTGTCTAAGAAGCTCATTAGCGCACGTCCTTAGCTGCGTGACGTGATACAGCTCGACCGCGCTTAAAGCCTTCTCGCTGGCCTTCTCTGAAACCGACTGAATAGCTCATAGCTGCCCACAGAATGCCCGCTATAGCCATGAGGACGAATAGTCCTAGTTCACTTGATGTCATTACTTGCTCCCGATACTGGGAGCGACGTTCGCGCTCCCTATGTAAAGAGTGAAGCAAGAACGCGCATAGGTCAAGATTCCCGCGTAGATGTCGGCGTGTCGATTGGTGTTTTCGGCTTGGACTTTAATCCATTACCCGCCAGAACTCCGCCCAGTGATCCAGTTAAGAAGATCGCGAGAGTCTTTAGAAGATCGATAAAGGCCGCATCGTTCGGAGCTTGATTACCGATCGGCTGTGTCACGAAGATAAGCGCGTAAGTAATTCCAAGGGTTACGATCAAGAAGACAGCGGCTAACGTAGAGCCGATTATAAGAATGAGAGTCGCGTGGACTTCTTCTGGACTACGGCGTCGGGCTGGGCTGTGGAGCTTCTTCTCCAAGGATGTCGCTAGTACACGTTCCAGTAGGGACGCACTGTGGCTCTTGGCATTCTGGCTTCGACCAGTTCTCGTATTCTTGGCATTCATAGCGAGTCCAACCCTGATAACCACACGCGGAAAGCCCAACCGAAAGGACTAAGGCCAGACTTCCCGCGAGTAGTTTCCGAGTCACTTCCCCTGTAACCCGAAAGCTGAATCTTTTGGATTTAGCCAGCGTAGGACTACAGGCAATACGGCGGCAAGGCCCGCCATGCCGATCGCCTTGGGATCTGTAACTCCAGCCATGTAAACCGCGATCGCAGCAGCTAGAAAGCTACGCGCCCAGCTTGCGGCTAACGCTTTTAAGTTTTCCATCTTTCTTCTCCTTAGTCTTCGGCTTCGCTGCCGATTGAGTAGGTACTTCGACGACTGGATAATCGCCAGCATAAGCCACGAACTTAGGACGTCCGAAACCTACGATCTCTTTACCGCTCCCGAATGCCCGCTCTTTAATCATTACCATTCCGCCGTTACGCTGATCGCCAGTTCCCGAAGTATTACCTTCGATAGTGATAACCGTCTTCGACTTAACTCCGACGACGATTCCGATGTGCGAGATACGATCGACGCCATCATGCGGAAAGTCCATAAATGCAAGATCGCCGATCTTAGGCTCTGAATCTACCCAGCGACTTACTTCTTTAAGCTTATGCGCTCCCGCAGCTGTAGAAACCATCGATGGCAGCTTTACGCCCGCTTCATGAAATACCCAGTTACAGAACGATCCGCACCAAGGTAAGCCATCGGCCTTAGTAAACTTTCCGTACTTTGTAAGGTTATCGCCTTCTTCGATCGTTCCGACCTCTTTAAGAGCTACTTCGACGACTGCCGCAGCTGTTCCGATTGGGTAAGTCATAACCCTAAAGCCTTTAAGTCTTCATTTGTTAATCCAAGGGTTTCTAACTTGGCTAAAGCTGCCGATCTCTTACTAAGTTCGTCCGCTGCCTTCTGTGTTTTTAAGTTATCTACTACAGCGAAAGCGTCCGTAAATTGCTTTTTAGTAATTGACGCGCATTCGATAAATTGGATGCCTTCGTAATCTTCGCCGACTTGATACCAGCCGCCGCTTGGAATTAAATAATTAAGAACTTCTGCGCTTGTTGCCATTATGCACCCACTTCCAAAAGAGTAATCGTTGCGGTGTATCCGCTTTTCTGAACCTGAATCGTTCCAGCAAAAGGAGCCTTAAATTGAGTTTTGTATGTTGTCGCTGAAGTCGTGGCTGGAGAATCTACATAAGTTAAATTAAAAATGTTCATGTGTTCGATGTTGCTCCAAGCATTTGCGCCCGCTGAGCCGCCGATAAAAAATGTGTTCGCGCCGCTTGGTGGATTGTGAATGACTGTCGCGCCACGCATTAATTGGATGTCAATTCCGACCTCTTGCGCGCCTTTATTAGTGACATAAGGTTGGGTAACCATTACTAAAACTGTGGAATCACTTGCTGTCGGTGTTATGGTGGCTGTTAAGTTAGTGTCTGCGTAAGTGTTCGTGGCGTTTGCTACCTGTGTGCTATAGGTTGCCGTAACTACCTGCTTGATTTTGCCGCCGCTTGCTACGGTTGTCCAAGCTGGAACGCCACCTGAAACGGTCAGCATTTGACCAGTAGTTCCGATTGCCAGTCGTGTGTTTGTGTTAGCGGTTGCTGATCTATAAGCGATGTCTCCAAGGGTCGTCTCTGGGTTTAACGCTTTTACTGTTGCGTCTACAGAGTCTCCAAGTGTCTCGATCGCTGTAGCTCCATCTTTTACCAAGTCGGTCGAAGTTGGAACGCTCCAGCCATAATTAGGCGTAGTAGTTGCCATTCTATTTCTCCTTTATGCGACTACTGTCGCGTCTAACCATGTAAGTATAGGGCTTAGAGTATTCCAAGCCTCGGAAGCGGGTACGTCATTCCAGCGGAACGCGTCGAGCGAGTAAGACACTGGCGTAACGTAAAGATCAATAGCCAGAGAGTTATAGCCAGCCGAGAATCTCCAGCCTTCTACGAATCCCTGAAAGTTTAGGCCCATGTTTGCGGGTAGGTCTGTAATGTTTACTGGCATTCCCATAAAGACACCGATAAGGGAATTACGATCCGAATCGCTTACGTTAGGGCTGCCGAGCGGATAGCGAATGGACTCGAAATTAGCTCTGGGATAAGCGCGAAGAGCTAGGTAGAAGTTCGCTTGGCTTGTTGCGTCTACGCCGTTTTCTAAAGTTGTAAGAATGTTTTGGGCCAGTGATCCATAAGTCGCGATAGATGCCGCGTCGCTTGCTGTATGTTGATCCCCATTCTTATAAGTTATGGTCACTTCATTACGGACATCGCCCGCTCTAGTTGATGTTTGTAATCCACTGGAATAAGCGTCTAAAGCTGAAAGATCTACATAACCATTAGCGGCTAAATACTGGCTTCGATGTGTACTGTCCGAATACCCGATTCGACCTTGAGAATCCTCGAAGATGTAACCGAGTCCAGAAGTGGCTAAAGCTGCTACTAAAGAATAAGCGTCTGTCACGTTACTAGCTCTGGAAGTGAGTTCGTAATTGCCTGGGCGATCGATTTCTCCGACTCCACTGTTTTCCGCGTTAGCCCATGTCGTAGTCGCGTCATAAGCGGCCCAAGTAAGTGCCGCTGGAACTTCATTCCAAGCTCCGTAAAGAATGCCATCGAGTACATCGAAGATCTGATCTCCGTCAAAAGCTTTAGATAAGACGCCAGTAGTAAGAACCTTAGGCAGACGCGAAAGCGCGCCTAGAGCTGTAATAGTTACAGTCTGGACAAGCCCGCCAGTTCCCGATCTTTCTACTGTCGTAAGAATGTCGCTAACACTTCCGCCGAAGATTGCTACTGGAGTAGCGGCCGAGTTCTGAACGAAAACTGTTATCCCTGAGTTAATGGCTACGGTTATGGGATCGTCGTCGATGTTAAGAATAGATAAACTACAGTAGCCCGCTACCGCTTGCTGATAAATGTCACGCCGACCAGATTCGACGGTGAGATTTGCTAAAGTGATGTTCTTATACTCGACTCCATCGATGAGAACGCTCCAGACTGGAATCCATTGGCTCATGCTGTTAAGAACGCTCCCGCGCCTAAAGTGCCGCGCGCTTGGGACTTATTTACTACATCGATGATCGTTCTAGCTGCCGATTCTGGATCTCCAACGATGCCCATGTTTACAGTTACGCGAGCAGCTGCATTAGAAGCGCGCTGTTCTCGAAGCCGTTCTGTCTCTGCTTTAAGTTCTTCTCGGCGTAAGATTGCCGCTTGCATAGCTGGAGAATAAGCAGATAATGGCGCGCCTGTAAATGTGTATGGATCGGCCCCGGGACTAAATGTAGATGTAGGAGTTCCAGTCTGGAATCCGCCAGTAGTCTCGACAGTGACTCCACCGCCCCCACCTGAACCGCCGAAGCTAGTGCTGGCCTTTAGACCTTTCGCTCCATCATCGAATAAATTAGTTATTGGGTTATTTTTAATAAAGTCGATAATCTTCTTAATGCCGTTATAAGCATTCGTAATAAATGTAACGAACTTCGAGAATGTAGTAACTACTCCAGCCAGAATCGTTCCAAGTCCTTCGAGTGCTGTCTTAAATGCTCCACCGATAATCGGTACGAGATACTTATCCGTAAACTCCCAGATCTTTTTTAAGAATCCGTAGAATGGCTCTAGCTCTGCCGAGTTATCCGAGACCGCTTTCTTAATCTTGTCGAATGCAGATTTAAGTCCTTCGAGAATTGGGCCGACGATCTTTCCGATTGCTGGGATTATCTCTTCGTAAAGGAACTTCCACCATGATGTTAAGATCGGAAGTAAATCCTCTTTTATTACCTTAAAGATCTGGCCGAATGCTGGTCCAAGGGTTTCGCCGAGATTCTTAGCGAAGTCCTGAATCGCTGGGATTCCCTTATCGACGAAGCCAGACAGAAGCGGAGTAAGCGCATCGAGAACGTAAGAACCTACGGTCTCTTTTGCTTCATCGAATGCAACAGTAAGACGAGCCATCTTTCCCTGAAAAGTCTCGGCTTGCTTAGAAGCTTGGCCCTCGAAAGTAGTCGCCAAGGCTGCCGCTGCCGCGTCGAAGTTCTTGGACTTAATGATGCTTTCATCGATTCCGACGCCGAGCTTCTTTAGTGCGCCCAGATTGCCATCGTAGGCTTTACCGAGAGCTTCCGAGACAGTCTTTAGATCTTTACCTGTTCCCGCTGCGATGTCCAGAGCTAGAGTCTGAAGTTCTTGCGCCTTCTGGACGTCTTTCGTCGAACGAACTAATCGATCCAAGCTAGGACGTAGAACGTCGTCTGTAATTCCATTAGCGAGTGCCGTCTGAGTTATGTAATCTTCTACAGCTGCGATCTGGTCTTTCGTTGCGCCTGTAACGTTGCCGAGAGTTGTCGCGAGTTTAGCCTGAGCTGCTTCGTCCTCGATTGCAGACTTAACGCCATCGACGAGTAGAACGCCAGCATAAGCAGCCGCGGCCGCTCCAGCTACAGCGAAAGCCTTACCCGCCTTTTTAGCGAATCCGCCCATCTTAGATCCGAAGCCTTCGACTTCTGTCTGCGCGCCTTTGACGCCCTTCTTTAGTTCGTCGAAGTCTGCGTCAAAAGTTATCTTTATCTTTGGAATGCCCGCCATTAGTTAAGTCTCAATTCTTTAGCGATCTGCTGAACCATAAGCGAGTATTCGCGGGCTACGACTGGGACATAGAAGTCGACAGCTGGAGCGATCCAGTAGCCGCGCTTATTGTAGGGAGTCTTAAATCTGTTCGTAAATGTTCGCCCGATCGAGTCGACGCCGCCATGCGATCCGTATTCTGTTCCCCATAGAAGCGCACCCGCTGGAGCTGCATTCTGGCGAACCTTCGCTCCTTTACCGCTCTTAGAAGATTCTCCGCCGTACTTTCGACCGACCTTCTTAGGGCCACCGATGTCGACGCGAATAAGACGATCGCGTGGGGACTTGATTGTTTGGACTACTAACTTCGTCTGTGGAGCTGGAGCAGACAGTCCGCTCATCATGAGCTGGCCCGCTAATCTCTGGGACATAGGCTGAGCGCGATCACGAACTAGCTGCTGGTACTCCGCGGGAAATGAACCGAGAAGCCCGAGCAGATTCTTAAACTCGTAAGGATCGACAGTAATGGCATAAGTGCCGCGGCCGCTTTTATCTGCCATTCTGCCTCTCCAAGATCTCTATAGCTGTGAGTAAGTCTTCCGCCGTCTGCCATTCGCTCATAGGGATTCGAGTCGCTATCGCGATCTCTATCCGAATCCGATTTAAGCTTCCGACGGGCCAGCTTTTGGGTCTGACTTCTTACTGTTAATTCCTTCTACAGTTTCCACCCAGATCTCGAAAGGCTTAACAGGATTCCCAGCTGCTTCGCGCTTCATAGCGTGATAAGCCAAGAATGTAAGCCCTTCGAGTCCAAGCTTCGATTCTGCTTCGTTTACTGTCGCGTTAAACTTTCGTTCCCACTTAACCCATTCTGGAAGAGCTGCGACGTAAGTAACGACATCTCCCGATAGGTACTGGACTTCTAGTTCTAGCTTCATGTATTGCTCCCGATTCTGTTTATTAGCTGAATGTCTCTGTAGGTGTTCCCACGACTGTAAAGCTCATGCTAACAGTCTGAGCGTCTGGCGATGATCCGCCCACGCTTGGGAATAGTGGAAGAACGTTAAAGCTAAAGACTGCGCCTGTTACAGCTGTTAGTGATACCGCTAGAGCTGTGTTCGGTGCTGTCTCTGCCGCTGTCCATA